CACTTCGCTGAAATTGGACCTGACAACCTGGTGCTGCGTGTCGCAGTGATCCCCGACGAGCAGGAGTCGCGGGGCGCAGACTTCCTGGCCCAGGACCTCGCCCTCGGCGGCACCTGGATCCAGACATCCTACAACACTCGCCGCGGCGTGCATGTCCTAGGCGGGACTCCGCTCCGGAAGAATTACGCCGAGACCGGGTTCACGTTCGACGCGGTCCGCGATGCGTTTATCCCGCCCAAGCCGCCCGCGCCCGAGACCGGACCGGACTGGGTCCTGGACGAGACAACCTGCGACTGGGTTAAACCGTGAGCTTCATCTCATTCCTCCTCTCTGCCGCCGGCGGAACTGTCCTCGGCGGCGTCACGCAGCTCCTCGGCACGTTTGCGTCCGAGGCGCGTGAGTGGTCCGCGTCCAAGCGCCGCATCGCGGAGCTCCAGGCGATCAAGGAGCGCGACATCTCCCTCGGGGAGCTGGCCGCGTTCACGAAGGCGCAGGAAGGCTTCACCTCGAGCTACTCCCCTCCCGCGGGGGCGCCGGCGTGGACGCATGGGCTGCTGACCGTCGTGGAGTGCATTACCAAGCTGGTCCGCCCAATGATGGTCATCGGCGCCTGCTGGTACGTCTGGAACCTGTCCAGCGAGCAGCTCGGCGGACTCCAGCCCGAGATCGTCACGTTCTCCTTCGCAGTCGGGTACGCCTGGATCGGCATCCGCCACCAGAAGCAGGTTACGAAGTAACATGTCCACGATCCCCGACGAGCTCCTGCTGTCCAGGATCCGCCGGGAGGCGGAGGCCCGCCAGGCTGCGCTGGACGAGCTCCGCTCGGCCCTGGACAAGGCCACGGCTGCGATGGACAAAAAGGTCATCGCGGCCGCGTCGAAGCTGTCAGCGCAGATCGATGGTAAGACCGTCAAGAGCTCGGCGATCGCGGGCATGATCCTGCGGACCCAGGTGGAGCCTGGCTTCGCCCTGGCCGAGCAAGTCACGCTCCTCGAGGCCAAGGTCGACGACAACCAGAACACCAGCGAGGCCAGCATCGAGGAGGTGCGCCGGGTCACCGCGTCGTCCACCGAGTCGCTGGCGCAGCAGACGCTCACCCTGGCGGCGCGGTTCGCGAACAACGAGGCCAAGGTCCAGCAGCAGCTCACCGCCCAGGCCACGGCGACGACGGCGCTGGCGCAGTCGACGACTTCGCTCCAGTCCACGGTCGCGGACTCGCAATCGCGGCTAAACACGATCGAGACCACCTACGCCACGCGCGGGTACGCGGACGCCTCCTCGTCGGCCGCGCTTTCCGCGGCTGCCGGCGATGCTACCTCGAAGGTAAACGAGGAGGCCGCGGCGCGTGCTCTGGCGGACGGCCGGGTGAGCGGTCAGTACGCGCTTCGGGTCTCCGCCGGTGGCCAGGTGGCTGGCATGACGGTGACGGCGGCCGAGGGGCTCTCGCCCGGCAGCGGCTACACTTCCGCGCCGACAGTCACGTTCCAGAACCATCCCGGCACGCCTGGCAGCGGGGCAGCCGCGGTGGCGACGGTCTCGAGCGGCTCGATCTCCGCGATCACGGTGACCGCGGCCGGCAGCGGCTACACCGTGGCGCCCAAGGTCCTCATCACCGGGGGCGGGGGCAGCGGGGCCGCCGCGGTTGCGACCCTCCTGGCCGGCGGCGTCTCCCGCGTCCTGGTGAGCCCGACGAGCGAGATCGCGTTCCAGGCCGACACGTTCAAGATCTACTCCGCGGGCGGGAACAAGACTCCTTTCGTCCTCGAGAACGACACGCTGACACTCAACTCGACGCTTGTCGTCAACGGGTCCTCGCTGGCCACGATCGCGGCCAACTCAACGACGCCACCCGTAAACTACATCGGCTCGTTTGCCGCCGCTCCCGGCGGGGGCTACGCAGTCAACTCCGTCTACCTCAACACGACCGACGGCAACTCGTACATCCGCAACAGCTCCGGCGCCTGGGTGCTGTTTATCGCGAAGGGCACGCGGGGTGACAACGGCACCAACGGCACGAACGGGACCAACGGGACAAATGGAACCAACGGGACGCCCGGGGTTCGTGGCTCGAAGCAGTTCTTCGCGTCCGGGTCCGCCTGGTCCGACGCGACCGCGGAGGCCGCCATCACGGCCTTGGGTTTGGCCAAGGTCCTGCTGGACCAGGTCACGGTCTCCAACGGGTCCAACTTCGCCCAGACCCGTTTTTGGAACGGCTCGAGCTGGGTCGAGGCGACCGCCGTGATCAACGGCAACCTCCTGGTCAACGGCACCATCGGCGGCGAGAAGATCGTCGCGGGCACGTCGATCACGACGCCCAAGATTGCTGGCGGCAAGTTGGAGCTGATGGGCGAGTGCCTCGTCAGCTCGAACCAGGACCCGGGCATAGTTCGCCTAAACGGCGGCTCCGGAGACGGCCCTGGCAGGGGCGGTCAGGTCGATGTGTTTGGCTCGACGTACAACACGGTCGCCGGCTACGCGGGCGCGGTGCTGATCACGCCCGCCAACGTGGCGACCGGGCACATCCGCATGCGAGACCGCGCGGGCGTGGACCGGGTCCACATCGACACGGCCGGGCTCGCCAACGTGTCCAACGGGCGCTTCACCACCTCAAACTTCGACGTCCACCCGAACGCCAACAACCAGGTGGTGTGCGGCGAGGACGCGGGGAGCAACGGGTCGTACATGTCGATGCGCGTAAACGGGCGCACGGTCTGGGTGCGGTTCTTTACTGCGCTCCCTTGAAGAAATACGGCGCCAACTTCCCTGACCAGTGGTCGGAGGCGATGGTGGAGCTTTGTTGCTACGCGCAGGATCGTACGCAGGATCAGGGCGGCCTTGGACAGCAGGGGCACCTGCGCAACGCGATGATTGCCCTCTGGCCCCACGTCTACGGCGGCGAGGTCGAGCCAGGTGTGCCGCGATGGCGTGATGACCTCGAGCTACTCACCTGGGCCTGGTGCAAGTACCGGGTGATCTCCGTCATCGGCCACGCATCGGCGGCGAAGACGCACACGTTCGGTCACATCGCCGCGGCGTCGTTCATCGCGGACGCGCCCAACTCGATCATCACGCTCACGTCGACGCACCTGCCCGGCCTGCGCAAGCGCCTGTGGGCCGACACGGTATCCGCGGTCCGCACGGCCCAGATCGCGCCCGGCACGCTCGGTGGCCTGATGTTCGACGTCCGCAACCATGACATGACGATCCGGCCGGCCGGGTCCAAGGAGGACAAGTATGTCATCGAAGGCATCGCGACGGACCGCGGCCAGGACGCCGTGGAAAAGATCCAGGGCACGCACTCGCGCAAGCGCCGGTACGTCGTCATCGACGAGGCTCAAGGCACGCCGTCAGCCATATTTGAGGCTGCGGCCAATTTGATGACCGATCCGGATTTCCGGATGGCGCAGCTCGCCAACCCGACGCGGCGCTACTCGGAGTTCGGCACCTGGTGCGAACCCAACGGAGGCTGGGGCCACATCGACCCAGACATCGACCAGTTCTGGGAGACCAAGCGCGGCGGCATCTGCATCCGGCTCGACGGGCTAAAGTCGGCGAACATCAAGCACGGCAAGACGCTGTTCCCGTTCCTGATCCGCCAGGATTACCTGGACTCGGTGGCCAAGGCGTTCGGCGAGGGCTCGCCCCGCTGGTGGACGTTCGTCCGCGGGTGGTTCGCACCCGAGGGACTGTTCGGCGTGATCTTCCCGTCCTCGATCCTGGCGAAGGCGGAGAAGAAGCTCGAGTACCAGATGCCGCCAGTGCGGGTGGCGGCGCTCGACCCCGCGTTCGAGGGTGGTGACCAGTGCGCCCTGGCGATCGCCGAGTACGGCGGCGCCAACGGCAGCGCGTACGCGCTCAACATGGTCGTCTCGATGCCGGTGAAGGTGTCGATGACCGACAAGTCGGAGCCGCTCGACTACCTGATCGCCAACGAGGTCCGCCGGATCTGCACCAAGCATGAGGTGAAGCCGGAGAACTTCATCCTGGACGTGACGGGCGCCGGGCGCGGCGTCGCCGCCATCCTGGAGAAGGAGTGGTCGCCCGAGATCAATCGCTGCAACTTCGGCGGCGGCGCCACCGAGCGGAGGCTCAAAGTCACCGATTTGGACGACTGTAGTGAGCTGTTCGATCGGTTTGTATCGGAGCTCTGGTGGGCCGGCCGGGCCTGGATGGAGGAGGGCCTGGTCGGTGGGCTGAACGAGGATTTCAAGACCCTGCGCGACCAGCTCGTTGCCCGGCAGTATGAGACGGTGAAGGACAAAAAGATTCGGATTGAGACCAAGAAAGAGATGAAGGAGCGGCTCGGCTACTCCCCCGACGAGGCCGACGCGTTCGTCATGCTCGTCGAGCTCCTCCGCCGGAAGGGCGGCGTCGCCGGATCCCCGGCCGCCGGGTCCATCGGCTCCCGCGACACGCGGATGCTCAAGCGGGCGGTCAAGTATAGCAACGTGATGAACCCGGAGCGCGAGTTCGCGACCGCCTGATGGCCCTGATCAAATCCTTCCGCGACGTCCCTCCGGGCGGCTGGCGCTACGTCCAGCCGGAGACCGCGGTGCGGTTCGACTGCGACACGTTCGAGGGCCTGGTCGCCCTGGTGGTCCCGCACCGCAAGTACAAGGGGATCCCGCACGAATCGACGGCCCAGGACATCCAGCGGCAGCTCTGCGCGGGCCTGGACGAGACGTGGTGCCAGGCCGAGCCTGGCGAGACCCATCGTCCGGTGGCGGACCTGACGGCCAGCCTGACGACCGGCATGGCTCTGTCCCTGGGCCGGGCCGTGGTGGCCGCCTTGGCTGAGATCGCCGCCGGCAAATCCCCGTTCTGCCCGCCCGAGGAGGCCCAGGCGCGTGCATCCGTGTGCCGGGGTTGCCCGTTCAACAAGTCGTCCTCCCTCTGCTCCTGCTCGGCGGTCTACAAGGCGATCGAGGCCACGATCCCCGCCGGCCGGAAGCACCCGGGGATCTCGGTCTGCATGGCGTGCGGGTGCAGCCTCCAGGCCAAGGTTAACCTTCCCCTGGACGTCGTCCTCGCCGGCAATGCGCCGGACACGGTCTTCCCGTCCTGGTGCTGGCAGAGACCCGGCAGCCCCTTGCAGGGTAGTTCTGCCTCGGATACAACGCCTTGACCGCATGGACTCATACCCGACCTCCACGCTGCCGACGTCGTCGGAGCGCCGCATCCGCGACGCCGCCACGGCGCGATCCCTCTGGCTAAAGCTGCGGACGGCGTCGGAGGTCCGGCGGAACAAGTGGGTCCAGGTCCAGAACCAGCTCGATGGGGCTCCGCCGTTCTCGAACCGCGAACTGATGGAGCTCGGGCAGTCTTGGAGGTGCAACG